TTTCCATTCTGCGTATGTTCTTTCTCCAGAATTGATAATTTCTCCAATCCATAAATTTTGGGGGTTAGTAGCGTTTATAAAATTAGATAAAAGAAAATCTATTACCTCTTGATCTGAATACTTCCTAGAAGTTTTCTCAAACCAATACTTATCTTTCCTTTTATTGAATGATGTCATTGTAGCACGAGATTTGCCACCATACTTGATAAAGTCATACTTAGGATTAGTAAAATGACTTTTCATTGATAAGTATGTGCGATAAGTCTCAAACGGTGTCACTTTCATAACCTACCATAAAAAGCATCAGTAGAATATGGGAAGGAATGATTAGATTCAGCATTAAATTTACCCCACAATTTAGAACCATACGCTGGATCATCTCGCAATTCTCTATCATAGATATCAAATTTTTCCCTACCTCTAATTTTATAGGGATAATCATAATAAAAATATTGACGTCCTGTTCTTGGTACATTAGTTTTCCAACCAGTAAAATCAAGAACTCCACTTTCACTAGAAGTTATACAATAATCAACATTTTCCTCATTACCATCCCACCACCATGTAGTACAAGAATCAACTGTAACAATTGTAGCTAAAGTTTTTAAAGCAGTCATTCTTAAAAAACCATTATGATAAGCATCAAAGGATTCCTGTCGTTTATCAGTTGGACTAAATTTTATACCATTCGTGGCATGAAATATCAAATCCAAATCTTGGTTAAGTAATAGTTCATTAAGAGGGGTTCCAACCTCTTCTATAGCACCCCACATATCATTACAGATCATACCAGCACATTTAAGTGCCATCCCATCTGAAAAATCTTTACCACTAGGAATAAAGAAACTTTGTATTCCTTGATCTGCATTTCTACGTATACAATTATCATGAGGAATACAATAAGTCTTCAATATCATTAGTGGAAGATTATCAGGATTATTTTCATTATCCCAAGTATTGTAGAATCTAATCATATTACGATTAAGTAATCCTGCAGGTTCCTCTTCTCTAAAACAAGTCCCCATCAAAAGATTTACATCACATTTCCTTTGATGATCTTTAACCTCTTTTTCAGCATCCTTTAATTCATCAAGTTTACTCACCCAATCATTAGCATACCCAGATAAAGATCCTTCAGGTGTTGAAAGGAAATTAACTTCATTTTCCTTTGCCCAATCAAGTGCTTTTAGTATTTCCTTTTTATTAGCTTGTATATTTGTGCCTACTGGAATTTGAGCACCTGCTAATCTAGTTGTGTCTTTGGTCATAATTCAATAGTCCCAATATGGTAAATTGTTTTCTTCACAGTATTTTAACACCTTATGTCCTGGTAATTCAGAAATGTCAATATCATAATAAAAATATTGACGTCCTGTTCTTGGTACATTAGTTTTCCATCCTAAGTAATCAACTACTCCACTTTGACTGGAAGTTTTATATTTATCAACAATATCCTCACTACCATCCCAATCCCAAGCAGTACAAGAATCAACTGTAAGAATAGGAATTTTAGAATATATGCTAGACATCCATAATAGACTATTATGCCAATTAAAAAATGATTCACATCTAAAATCATTTTCAGTAAACTTTCTAGCATTAGTGGCATGCAGAATTAACCTCAAACCTTCCTGATCTTTTCCTCTCAATTCATGTATTATTGATGATAAATCAGTTGTGCTTTTTTGATACATGTCATTACATATCATGCCAACCGCAAAGAAATTTGAATTATCTGATAAAGGTATACCACGTATACTATCATCCTCATCTCTACCAATAACACCTTCATCAGGTTTAGTAACATAAGTTTTATTTGTAATTAATGATCCTCCAGTAGTATGATAATGTCTTATCTGATTTCTAAAAATATCACCACCCACTTCACGCTCTTTAAAATATGTACCAAGATGAAGAAATACTCCAGATTTTTTTTGATAACTCTCTATCTCAGATAAAGCATTGGATAATACAGTAAAATTATTTTTCCAATCAGTATGATATCCAGAAAGAGCTCCTTCTGGAGTTAATAGATGATCTACCTTATTCTCCTTTGCCCAATCAAGTGCTTTAAATATCTCTTTTTTATTGACCTCAATATTCGATCCTACTGGAATTTGAGCACCTGCTATTCTAATTCTGTCAGTCATTATTAAAAAGGTTCAAGATTGTTTTCATCAAAATATTTAACCATCTTATTGGCATATACATCACTTATATCTAAATCATGATAAAAATATTGACGTCCTTTTCTTGGTACATCAGTTTTCCACCCTAAGTAATCAACAACACCACTTGGACTAGAAGTTTTATATTTCTCAACAGTATCCTCACTACCATCCCAATCCCATCTAGTACAGGAATCAACAGTAAGAATAGGATAAACAAACATAGATGTTAGTTCTAAAACACCTTTATGCCAATTATCAAAACATCTCCATCTAAAGTCATTATCCTCAAATTTTCTACCGTTAGTAGCATGAAATATTAATTGTAGTTCAGGATGGTCACCAGAAATTTGAAGTACAAGAGCTCTTTCATCTAAATCATTAGCACCCCACATATCATTACATATTAAACCAACGGCAAATGCGTCAGGAGTTGGAGTTCCACCAGATAAAACTAAATTTGTAGAGTTATGATATATTGGAAAAGAAACCATAGGTTCCTCATCATTATTTCTTCCCAAAACACCTTCATCACCTAAAACAAAAGTTTTATTTGTAGCACCTTGAAAATGTCCTTTATGGTTATAATGTCTAATTTGATTCTTAAAAATATCACCTCTACCTTCCCTTTCTTGAAAATTAGTTCCTAAATGTAAACCTACTCCACATTTCCTTTGATGTTCTTCAACTTCATGTAAAGAATCAAATAATTGAGGTAGTTTCTGCTTCCAATCAGTACAATATCCAGACAATGATCCTTCTGGAGTTAATAGGTGATCTACCTTATTCTCCTTTGCCCAATCAAGTGCCTTTAATATTTCCTTTTTATTAATTTCAATATCACTACCCACTGGAATTTGAGCACCTGCTATTCTAGTCTTCATCGTTTTCCTCCGTATCAAATTCAGTTATAGCATCAATAGGAACTTCTGCTTTTCCTATACGATACCAATGTACCATTTCACCACTTTTCCAACTCTTGCGTTCTCCAATATACTCAAGATCAGGCATATTATAATCACGCAAAATTGCCTGTAGGCGGTGATGTAATAAATCAATCTGTGTTGGCATTTTTTAAAGTAAATCCGTCCCTAGTTATTTGAATGTTGAAACTTACACTAATACGCTCACTATCAGTCATATTTGTTTCAGTAGTATGATACAACAATCCTGGCCAAAAAGCAAGTAATCCTTCTTCTGGTGACAATCCTTGTGTCCCATCCATAATAGAATATAAAAAACTAGAAACTAAGTTCCTATTGGGACTATAAAATATCAAATCACCATCTTTTTTATTAGTTTGTAGGTAATAAACTCCAGAAACATCAATACTGCCATGATCATGTAAAGGGGCATGTTGTCCTTTAAGAGTTCTAGTAAACCACGAATGTAGTATATAATACTCCCTATTACCATTATAACCCAGTTCATTCATAAACTGCATTAAATTGTCATGAATAAAACTTAAAAAATTAGTACAATTAAATCTCCCTAAAACATTCTCAGTAAATAAAGATCCATCTTTACCTAGACTTAAATCATGATCATTATCAACTTCATTATGATAAAAATCTAATGAATTATAAGTATCCCAAAGCTCTTTTTGAATTATTTCATATTGATCATCAGAAGCTTTTTGTAAATAAACTGGAGTAGGAAAAGCAGTTTGTATTGGCATTATATGGGTAATTTAGCTTTAGAAGTTGCTTTCATAAAATTAAGACGGGTTGCATCCCATTTTAATCGTTCCTTCAAAGGTTTTGAAATAAGTTTAGATACAGATTCTACCTCAATATTATTAGATTCACAATAATAACATATTGCGTCAATATAATTAAATTTCTCTTCTGCTACAATCTTTTCAATTTCCATAGCAAACTTTTGAGGTGTGAGAAACTTACTCTCTATCGCCTTTTCTAATTCTTTATTGGGTTCCATAGAGCTCCAGTTTATCTGTAACAAATTTGTTAATATATTCTCCGAGAAGTTTGATGTACTTCGCTTTGTCTCGTTCTTCATAGATCACACACTCGCCATTTTCACATGCCATAATAATTACCAGTTTTTTAATTGATATCCCCTTCATCTCATATAGCATACAACCGTATGCCATGCACTGAACAAAATAGTGTTCTATCCAATTCCGTGGTTTAGGTTTCTTAGATGTCTTAAAATCTATTAT